TGTTAGCCCAAAATTATACAAGACAGAGAAGGAAATAGATGATGATTTATCTGGCACCCTCAACTCCAAGTTTAAAGTTGCATTACGAGAATTTTCAAAACTGGGCATTGAGGGCGTACTTCAAGGTGATCTTATGTTCACTGATGATATCGAAACAAGTACGATTGATGGACAAAAATATTATACATTTCAGCCTAATACTATCGTTTATGCTGCACCTGTTAATAGTGATATTGGTAGAACATTCGCTAGGGCAAAGATAGGTATTGTCTGGCATACCACATACAAAGGTAAAGCTCTACAGGATATGAAAGCATCTTTTGGTGCAGATATATCTAAATTAAAGAAGACAAACTCTGTATGGATGGACGATGCTACATATAAAGACAAATCTGGAAAAGCAACATTTACGGCATCTGAAACAGAACAAGTAACAAAAATACTTAGTAATGTAGGTAAAACCTTTCAGAAAATTAACGCTGGTCAACTTAAAAGATTTCTTGCACTACAAGAGAGTCTTACTGGTAATATGGCTGGTGCATCTCTCAAGACATTTAATAATAGTAAAGTGCGACAAGGAGAGAAGATAAAGAACGCTCGTAGTCATGCAATGGAATATCCTACATGGGTACAGGCACACACTCAAAAAATGATAGATAAAGTTAAAAGTCCAGCAGGAAAAAAGAAGTACGAGAATATTCAGAAAGAAATGGTACGAGAGTTTAAAAAGTATGTTAAAGTTCTAGAAAATGTTATTACATTTCAGAATTTACTCGTAGATGCTAAAATGCTAATTGTAAAAAAACTAAATAGTGTTAAGGGTTTGACAGATACGTTTATTAAAACATCAAATGGATTTAAGGTGACAAATCCCGAAGGTTATGTTGCAATTGATAGAGTGGGTGGCGAAGCAGTTAAACTTGTAGACCGTATGGAGTTCTCGTTTAATAACTTTACCGCAATAAAGGCATGGGACAAATGAAAACATTTTTAGAGTTTATCAACGAGAGAGTTGTTTCTGTAGTACAAAGAAAAAAACAAGCTCGCCGCATGGCCAAAATAGCCCGTTCTCCATCAGTACAAGCAAAGAAAAAGAAAGCAATGTTGAAAATGCGTAACCCTGCAAAACTTGCTATGGTTGCAAGAAAGAAAACAATCCAATCCTTCAGAGATAAATTTTATCCATCATATGGTGATATGTCACTTCAACAAAGAGTTAAGATTGACCAACTTATCATGGTAAAATATGGAAAAAAGATTGACAAAATTGCTAAGAAAATGGTTATTGGATTGAAGAAAAAAGAATTAGAAAGAGTTAAAACAGCAAGGGCAAATTTAAATGCGTAAATTTTCAGATTTATTTGAAGCACCACAAACACTTGTATTTGCCTTTGGTCGATTTAATCCACCAACAACAGGACACGAAAAGCTAATCAAGAAAGTAGCGTCAGTTGCTGGTAGTAATCCTTATCGCATTTATCCTTCATTTACCACAAATCCAAAGAAAGACCCTCTACCTCACTCACTCAAAGTTGCATACATGAGGAAGATGTTTCCAAAGCACAGAAAGAATATTATTGCAGATAATAAAATGAAAACTGCAATCTTTATTGCAGAAGCTGTATATAAAGAAGGTTTTAAAAATCTAATCATGGTTGCTGGTTCAGATAGAGTAAAAGAGTTTTCTACTCTACTTAATCGTTACAATGATGCTCCTGACAAGTCAGGTAAACAGTTATTTCAATTTGATTCTGTTAAAGTAGTATCTGCTGGAGAACGTGATCCAGATTCAGAAGGTGTTTCGGGTATGTCTGCATCAAAGATGAGAGCTGCTGCAGCAGATGGTGATAAGGATTCATTTCTCACAGGATTGCCTTCTGGTTTTAAGGAGGGTGAAAAACTGTATCGTGATGTTCGCAAATACATGGGTATTCGTGAAGAGCGTGATATGGGTGATATGACTGACTTTGAAACTGTTCGTGATATGTTCCTTACTGGTAAGATTTGGAACGCTGGTGATATCGTAGAGGCAAAGGGTGTTACTGGTGAGGTTGTTCGTAAAGGTACAAACTATCTTTCATTTGTAGATGAGGATGGTAAAGTACATAAAGCATGGCTGTATGAGATTGAACTTAATGAAAAATATGACAGTGATAAGTTTTTTGGTGGGAAAGGAACACCAGAACAAAGAACACAACTTCTTAAACTTCAAAATAAAGCATTAAGAGCTCTTGGCGGTTCACCTAAACAAAAAGAAATTAAAAAAGAAATAGATGCATTACGAAAAAAAATAGGAATGAAAGTTAAAGAAGAAGTTGAACTTGATGAAAGAAACTATAAAAAAGAATATGCAAATTATCACAGTAAACCAGAACAGATTGAAAGACGTTCCTCACGAAACAAAGCTCGTAGGGTTATGGGAGACAGAACCAAGATAGGTATGGATGTAGGTCATAAAGACAATGACCCAATGAATAACGATCCAGAAAATCTAAGAAACGAAGACCCATCTAAAAATCGTAGAGAACCAAGATTGCGTGAAATGGATGAAGATATTTTTAGCACCATTCCTTGGTTGGGTAAAGCAAAGAATTATCTTTTCACAAAGACTCACAAAAAAGGATTAAACAAAGTTGCCCTCGCTATTGCAACTGAATTTGCAAAACAACAAAAAACAAATAAAACTCCAAATGTAATGAACATTATTCATGATATTGTTAAGAACATTTCAGATGTTACTGATAGAATGGCTCGTGATTATGTGAACGATTTGATAAAACAAGGTAAACTTCCTAAAGATTTAAGGGCAGAATACGAGCCTCAAAGTGAAACTATGTCGTTCAAAGACTTTGTAAATCAGATACAGATAAATGAAAAACTTGGTAAAAATGCTGACATGGGTGATTACATAGATGATTTTCAAAAGTCTGATTCACCTCAGTTCAAAGGCAAATCTAAAGAGAAACGTAAAGACATGGCAATTGCTGCATACCTAGACAAGAAAGATAAGAGTGAGGGTGCATATGGATATGAGAAACAAGACCCTGATGTAAAAGATAAAAAAGGCACACAACCAGCAAAGTATTATAAAGGACTATCTAAGTCTACCAAACAAAAACGTGATGCACATTTTAAGGCAAAGAAAACCGGCCCTGCTCCTGGCGATGCAGATGCAAAGACAAAACCATCTGTACATACCAAGAAGTTCAAACAGATGTATGGTGAAGATGGGCCTTGTTGGGATACTCATAAACAAGTTGGTATGAAGAAAAAGGGTGGTAGAATGGTTCCTAACTGTGTTCCTAAGAATGAGGAGCCCAGAATACCTCGTAAGAAAGGTCAACCAGCTGGTAGTGACAAACATTCTGACTTATACACAGATGAGAATCCAGTAGGAACAATTCATGGTTTAGGTTTCAAAGATGTAGAGACTGCAAAGGCAAGTGTAAAAAAGATTATCGGTAGTGGTAAGACTCATGCACACAAGATACAAGCTGCAATTGCAATGGAACAACGTGCAAAAGAAATGGGTAAGACTGCTGAAGCAGCAGTTTATCGTGCATACATCGACAAGATGAAAAAGAAAACTAAGGAGATGCAAGAACAAGCACCTGATACTTCTGATGCAATGAAAAGGTATAAGGCTGGTAAAGCAGGATTTACCGATATTGCTCATCTCAAGGCAAAAGGTTTAATTAAACGTGCAGATGGAGAAAAGAAAAAGTCTCCAAAGTATGAAGATGTTTGTTGTGAGGAATGTGAAACAGAGGCACTTATTATCAAAGAAAATATCTATAGAGTTGGTTCTGAAGCATATTTTCAATACTTTGTTGATCTGAGAGATCAGTTTGATACTGGAGATTTGTATTATAAAGGATTTGATAAAAGGTTAATGGAAGGCGATATTGGTAAGTTTGCAATATACGAGGGAGCCTATGTGCCATTAGATTGTCCTATGATGGAGTCAGAGTATCAAGGTAGAGACGTTGAGTTAAACAAACCTAAAGCTGGTGGCCCAAAGAAATATTATGTATACGTAAAAGACCCATCAACAGGAAATGTTAAGAAAGTTTCTTGGGGGGATACTACAGGTCTAAAAATAAAGTTAGATGATAAAGCTGCAAGAAAGAGTTTTGCTGCTCGTCATAAGTGCGATCAGAAGAAAGATAAGACTAAAGCAGGATATTGGGCCTGTAATATGCCTCGATATGCAAAACAACTTGGTCTAAGTGGGGGTGGAAACTTCTTTTGGTAAATCCTTATTTAGATAAATATATAGATAACAAACTAGTTAGATATTTTTCTGAGAATGTTAATGAAGAAGAACTAATTTGGCACAGAGATAAAAGGACTAGAGACATAGAAGTGGTATCTGGTGATGGTTGGCAACTACAAATGGACAACGAATTACCAGAGAAATTGAAAGAAGGAATGATATATAGAATACCTAAGATGGAATACCACAGAGTTATAAAGGGAACAAACAAATTAGTTCTGAAAATAAAGGAATATTCAGATGACAACATATAGAAAGTCAATGAGAGAAGCACTTAATAAAGTTTATCTTGGTGAGGATAACATGGACTTACTCAAGAAAGCTGCTGGTGGTGCAATGCAAACACTGAAGATGAAGGATGGTAAATTGAAGATGGATTCATTTACTGCATCTGCAATCATGCAAGTGTATAAAGCAATCAATCCTAAAAACAAAAAGACTATGGAAAATGTTGTCAATAGTGGAAAAAAATCTGCTATCATGAAACTACAAGCTCTTGCAATGAGAAGTATTAAGTCTAGTTATGAAGAAGTTGAACTTGATGAAGATGGTCACACTGATGTTGCTTCTGCTATTCGTAAATGTATGACAGTTACAGAGGACGCACAAGATATTAACTCTAAACTACAAACNATGAGTACAGAAGATTCATTGCCTAGTTGGTGGACAAACAAACTTGCCGTTGCATCTAATGACATGAACAAGATGAGAGATTACATTGTAAATCCAGTTCAAGAAGAAGTTGAACTTGATGAAGCAAAGTATGACCTTTACCACAAAGACTTTTCCTCTGCAATGCAACACGCAACCAAGATGGCAAAGAAACTTCACGGTATTACGATTGACCCTAAAGAGATTGATGATAAAGTTGCAACTGGCCCAAGTAAACCCGGCTCTGGTAAGACAAACAAGTATCGTCTAAAAGGTGACAAAGGTGCTATCCAAGTTCAAGTATACAACAAGGGTGGTTCAAAACCATTTGAGTTAAATATGTACAAAGAAGAAGTTGAACTTGATGAAGACCTACAATCAGAAATAATGAAGTTGTTAAAAACTAAAATGAGTGTCAAAGATATTGCTAAAAAATTAAAATTAGATGTTGAGACTGTAAAGTTTGTGCAAGGATTGACTATGGGCGAAGAAGTTGACCTTGATGAAAATAAAGGTCTTGAAAACAAATCAAAAAAATCTGGTGTTTCTGTAGGAATACTTAAAAAAGTTTACAGTCGAGGACTTGCTGCGTATAAGACAGGACACAGGCCTGGCACTACTGCACCACAATGGGCCATGGCAAGAGTTAACTCATTCCTTACAGGTGGTGGAGCAAGAAAGGCGGATGCAGATTTGTGGAAACAAGCAAAGGGTCAGAAAGAAGAGATTGAAGAACAACTAGAAAAGATTAAAGGTAAAACACCAGCTGATAACGGCCGCCGTGCTGCTGTTAAGGATGATATTAAAGATGCAGAGAAAAAGGGTGATAAGAAACTCGTTGCAAAATTAAAAGAGGCATCTGCTCGTGCTGATGCAATGAGAGCAATGCGTAAAGGTAAAGAGGTTGATCCTGCTGATCTAGATAGTTTTGCATCTGATGATGATATAAAAGCTGCATCCAAGAATATCATCATGCAGATGCGTAAGGCTGTTTCACTAAGAGGTAATTTTCCAGTAGAGTTTATGGACAAAAAGAAAGTCAAGGTTAGTGCAAAGATTGCAGCTGCCGTACAGAATAAGTACAACTCTATGAGAAGGGCCAATGACAAAGAGAAGTTTCAAGCAAAGGTTGCAAAGTCATACAAAGCTATGTTATCTGCATTAAAAGAAGGTTTTGCGAGTGATGCACAAAGAAAAGCTGCATTTGCGAGTGGTTACAAAGAAAAAGATAAAAAGAAAAAGGAAGATGCAATCCTAGACAGGGTTGGTAAAAAACTCAAGGAGAGAAAAAATGGGTAAAAAATATTTGGATACAAAGGAAGGTAGCCTTGAGCAATCAATTCTAGGGTTGTGGGAAAAGGCAGCTGTAAAACAAGAAAAACTTGTTGGAGGTCAAAAGAAACTCGACAAGGATAAAGATGGTGACATTGACGGTAAAGACTTTGCAATGTTGAGAAAGTCAAAAAAGAAAGACAAGAAAGAAGAAGTTGAACTTGATGAAAAAGCAGCAAAGTATTTAGAGATTGAATTTAAAGATACAACTACTGCTGAAAAAGCATACAACCATATTAATAATAAGATAGAGCCAGGCGGTAGTCAACCTTGGGATGATTTTAATCAAGAGGGTAGTTCTATCCAATTTGATAATATGAGAGATGCTGATGGACTGATGAAAGAACTAAAGAAAAAGTTTAAGTTCAAAGTATATGAAAGAGAAGAAGTTCAAGTTAAAGAAGGTAAAATGTCTCAGTTGCATCAGTTGATTAAAGATAAAAAATCTGCTGAAGAGATTGCAAAAATTATGCGAGTAGATGTAAAAACCATCAAAAAACTTATGGCAGGATATATGTCTGGTGGACATATGCCAGAGTCTTATGAGATTGGAACTGATGAGTATCGTAAACACACAGAAAATGTAACTCCTGGCGAGGATGGTGAGTGGGTTGATGCAGTAAAAAAGAAAAATGAGTCTATGAGAGAGGCACTTGCAAAGGTTTGGAATACTACTGAAGACAAAAATCCTTTTAAGAAAGAGAGTAAAAAAGACTTGACAAAAGAAGTAAAAGATGGTAAAACTATGACAGGTAAAAAGGTTGCATCAGTAGAAATGAATCCTACGATCAAAGAAAAGAAAAAGTAATATTATGAAAAGTTTGTTAGAGCTGACAGAGGTTGCTAAAAGTGACCTACCATCCATCTATTGTGATATGGATCAGGTTCTTGTTGCACTTATGAAAGGTGCAGATGAGGTTGTTGGTGGTGATGGTTTTGTTAAAATGAAAGACAAAGATAAGAGATGGAGTCTTATTAACAAAGTTAAAAATTTCTGGGCTGATTTAGATTGGATGCCTGGCGCTAAAAGACTTTATGANTTCATNTTTAGATATGATGCNTATATATTGTCTGCATATACGAGTCGTGATTCAAACTCTNTNCCTGGCAAGATGAAATGGTTAAAAAAGAATACAAAATTTAAGAGAAGTAAAATCAATTTGGTGCAACGCTCACAAAAACAAGCATATGCACTATCTAATGGTAAAGCCAACGTATTAATAGATGATCACATTAAGAATATTGGTGAGTGGGAAGCAAAAGGTGGAATTGGTATTCATCACACAAACGTAGGTAGGACTATAAGTGAACTAAAGAAACTAGGTTTTAAGTAATCTATTCTTATAAATATAAAAAAAACATAATCAGTTTTGATTAAAGGAGAAGAAAAATGGGTTTATGGGGTAATTCTAACACGGTGGAAAGCCGTCCTAAATTCCTACCAATAGACAGTAATGCAGCTGGTTCGTCAGGAGCCAGAGAAAATGTTGTTGCTACTAGTGGTGGTTGGGGATTATCCCCAGGCTTAGCTGCATCTGGTAACGATAATGCTGATGCACAACCAGAGGTTTTGGTTTGTATTAAAAACTTAGGACAATTCAGAGGTTCTGCAACAGTTCAGTCCATTGATTGGACTCAAGGAGAGGTTGCTGATACAGGAACATTTGATATTACAGTAACATTCGATGAAGCAGTAGACATTACATCTGCTACTCGTTCTGCGAACCAAACAATAACAAACAAAGCATATATTTTGCTTTCTCGTTTGGGTCAAACAGACATGGTAGAAGACAGTACGATGGCTTGTCAGTACTTCTCTGGATCAGGAACTAACCAACTTGTATTTAGAGGTCTTGCACAAACAAATGCTGCAGCTGGTTATCTTGCATTTAACGGTGCTGGCGTTGGTGATGGAATTACGCCAGGCGAAGCTGCTATCGTATTTGATGGTACTTCTCTAATGAATGAAGAAGATGGTAATTCTGCACTTTCAATCATGCAAGAATCTGGAACAGGTGGAAACGCAAGTGACAGGATTGTTCTTGACAGTATTGCTGCTATCACAGCAAAAACAAATGGTGCAATCACAACTGCAACAACTGCTCTGGTTCTAGACAATAACTCTGGAACAATTGCAGTTGGTCAAAAAGTATACTCACTTGTTGGTGCAACTTCATTGACTGATGCTCAAAGTAGTACAGCTTGTTCTCAAGATGGTACATTAACAGTTTCAGCCACAAATGGTTCTACATCTGTGACATTGAATAAAGCAATCACAGTTGCAGACAATGTTGATCTTAACTTTGCTGCTGATGGTCACGATGAAATCTTGTCAGACAGTCTTGACTTTACAGTACAGGGTGTAGATGGTGCAACAAACATCATGACAGGTGTAACATTCACTGGTGGTGACGCAGACGTTAAGATTGGTCAACTTGAACAGGGTACAGCACAAGACCTTGGTATCGGTGATGGCGGAACTATTGTCCTTGAAGGAACAGATGGTTCTAAAACTAATGAAAATGATGCGATTGTCGCAGAAGATGCTACAAGTGATGTTGCAGTCTACACAGAACAGGGTAGTACTAGTGGTTCTGCACAAATTCTTATGGGAGTTACAGTCGCAGCGTCTTAATAAGTGTTATAAATAAATGTACAAACAATGATTATGTGAGGTGAATATATGATTACGAAAGAATCTATTGAAGAACGAAAAGAAGTATTATTAAAAGATATTCAGTCAGTTAAATCAAGACTGACTGAATATGAACAAAAGAAAATGGAAGATACCGCATTGGTAAATGCTCTTACAGGTGCTTTACAACAATGTGATGTTTTCCTTAAAGAATATGATGAAGAGCCAGACTTGGTTTCTGACTCAAGTAGTGATGTGGATGAATAACCACAGTAACATTCCCCAATAGTGGGGTTTAGATAAAGGAGAAGCCAAATGGCTGATAAGAAAATTACCGCTCTTACCGAGTTGGCCAGTGGAAGTCTTGCTTCCACAGACCTATTCCACGTAATTGATGATCCTTCTGGAACACCAATTAACAAGAAAATCACTGTTGCCAGTGTTTTCAACGCTGTCCCAACATTCTTGGGACTTAATAGTGTCGTTACATACGATGCTGACGGTGCAGTTGCTCTCACAGAGGCAATTTCATTGATTGACGGTGCTGATGCTGATGCACTGTTGACACTTGCTAA